AGAATCAAAAACTTCATCAAGAATCAAGATATTTGTATTGGTAGAATTCTTCAATTTTGCAATCTGTCTCCAAGTAAACAGAAGTGCCAGGTCGATCTTCTGTTTTTCACCTTCAGAAAAATTTGCATAACTAAACTCATCACGAAATCTAGACTTAATAGTTTCCTCAAAGTTTTCATTAATTTCAAAGTTAACAAAGAAATCCATTGCTGCCAAATACTTATTGATCAACTTATTCATGATCGGTAAGTACTGTTTTATAATCTTGGTCTTAATGCCGGTATCTTTCAACAAAGTGGCCGCATATTCATAATAATGTTTTTCAACAGAAAGTTCTTCTTGTTTCTTTAACAACTCTTTAAGTTCTTCTTTCAACTCATTAAGTTCTACATTTTCATCGATGATACTACCCTTTCTATCAAGTAGTGATTCAATTTCTTTATTCAACTTTCCAATATAGGTATTGATAGCTCGAATAGTTGCATTATGTTCAGTAACAGCATTTAGGTGTTTAGTGACATTCTTATTAATATCATTGATTTCTTCGATTCTCTTATTCACCTTTTCCAGTTCTTCTGACAATTTACCAAGTCCTTCTTGAACTTCAATTTTCTTTGTGGTCTTTTCAACTATCTTGTCCTTCTTAACTCCTTCACTGATAGTTTGCGTACACGTTGGGCAGTGGTCATGTTCCGCGAAAAACACAATGTCCTTATCAATCTTGGAAATTGTAGACTCAAGTTTCGACTCCATCTGGAGTATCTGTTTACCTTTAGTGCGAACCTTTTTCTCGTCTTGGATCCTGGCAAGAAGCGTTTCAACATGTTTCTGTATAAGAGAAATGTCGTTCTGGAGTTGGCTCTCTTGTGAACGAGAGGATTCAATCTCAACTTTCTTTCTCTTAATTTCTTCATCATTATGTTTCCTGTGTTCTTCAATATTCTGTTTCTGCATCTTGATCTTTTCAGAAGTAAGATCCATCGAATACTTATTGTCTTTGGTTTGATCCTTGATATTAGTAATCTTGTCTTTAACCAAGTTGTTCATTGAAGAAAAAATCTGAATATCCAGAAGTTCTTCAATGATAGACCTACGATCAGCAGCAGAAAGCTGCATGAAAGGAACAAATGAAGCGGAACCAAGAATAACAACCTGAGTAAAAGACTTGAAGTTGAACTTCAAAATATTCTTCTCTAGAATATCTTGGTAGTCGGCAGCCTTGGCGTTTTGATTAATCAGTTCGTCATTACAGTAAACCTCAAATACATTTGGTTTCATGCCGCGAACAATTCTATAGTATTTGCTACCAACAGAAAAACCGCCCTCGACAACACAATCTTTTTGATTGATTGAGTTTAAAAGCTGCGGCTTATTAATCTTTCTAAAAGGCTTACCAAAGAGAAGAAAACAGAGTGCATCAAGTAAAGTAGACTTACCAGCACCGTTAGTACCAACGATAAGGGTATTAGAACTACGATCAAGAGATATTTCAGTCCAACTGTTTCCTGTAGATAGAAAGTTTTTCCATTTAACATATTTAAAGTGTATCATGTATCCGAGTTCACTGCTTCAATATAAAGTTCACGCAAAATATTTTTCAACCTGGAGTTATCCAGATTGTTCTCACCAATTCCATCTACATACTTATTCAGTATGGTCAACGTGTCTTCAGCTTGATTTACCATATCATCGTCAAGTCCCTCTGTTGGGTCAGAGAAATCTTCAACAATTTTTACATCTGCCGGTTCAACAGAATAAATTGCATCCATGAACCGATCAAAAAGATATGGATTTGTTTTATTAAGTACAACTACCTTTACATATCTGTCTTTTAGATAGTCATATCCACTTTGTAATCCTTCAATTAATCCAGCAGAGTCATCGTAAACCAATCGATAAAACATGGAATAAGGATTACGGCAGAACTCCAAAATTCTAGTATCAAGATCAAACAGGTGAAACCCACGAGCGTCTTGATAATCTTGCCAGGTAAGTTCATACGGGTTGCCGAGATAATGGATCCCATCAGAATTAGATTTATGATGGTAATGCCCAGAAAAAGTATATTCAAATCGTCTAAATAGATCACGGTTTAATCCCTCCTGACATGGATGTCCGCGGTACATTGAAAAACCGGCAATTTCGAAATGTCCGGCACATAGTCTTGCTGATGAGTTATTTATCTCTTCAAGACACCTTGTGTAATTGTCCGCGCAAATCCAAGGAATCATAAGAACATCATCTGTTTTATTTTCGAAATTCAGATGTATGGTCATAGGTTCATCAATGACCATAATATTTTCATACTCTTTTAGTAGTAGATCAATCGAATTTACTTCATTGGTGTTCTTATAATAGGTGTCATGATTTCCGGCCAACATATAGACTGAAATTTCTTCATCACGAAGTCTATCAAAGAACATAGTTTTAGCTCTTTGTAGAGTGTTGAAGTTGACATATTTCCTTCGATCAAAAGTGTCACCAAGAATCAATACAGTCTTGATGTTTTCTTCCTTAATCTTAGGAAAGAAAGTCTCCGAGTAGAACTTTTCATAGAAATCAAGGAACAACGAAGAGTCATTCCTTGCGCCAAAGTGTTGATCTGTTATGAGTGCAATTTTCATGTGGCCATTATATCACTCTTCGAAGAACAATTCAAGCCCCCTATTCTTTTTAATGACTTTTTTTGACCTTTTGGTTTCCTCAAAATTTTCAATAAACTCTGAGATGTTGTCATAGAGCTCAAATTGTCTATTCTGTCCTTCTTCCAGTTCCAACAGTTCATACTCGTCCAGGATGCCCATTTGTTCTGTGGCTTTATACTTCACATATAATTGTTTCTTTTCTTTCTGTATACGTCTTAGGAATGCGTACCAGATAACTTGTGTAAAGTATGCAAAAGCATTTTTACTTTTGGATGGATCAAAGTTTTCGAAATACATCAGACAGTTTTCGATACCGTCAGCAATCATTTCATCTCTGTAGGTGTAATTGATGAAGTTTGGTTTATGTGACAATCCTTCAGCAATCTTCATAAAACATTCACCAATATAATTGGGAATTCTAGGTGGGGTGAGATTATGTTTTCTTGCGTGTTCGGCTTGTTCTTTATATTCCACTAAAGCCTTAACAAAATCGGTGTTATTTACATATTCTCTTTTTGGTTTTTTGATTTCAGTCATAATGTTTCCATAAAATAGTGCTTGACAAATGGTTGACGGATTGATACAATAGGTATGTCGCCCTTTTGAGATCAGTGTAATATTTGTCCTTGAGATTCTTCAAGAGCTTCCATAATATCTACCATCTCATCCAGATCCATATTTTCAATCTGATTTCTCTTTTCAATTGTACGATGGAGTTTATCCACAAGGTTTGTATAATATTCTGCAAGAGAATCTTTAGGATCAAACATAGCGACCACATCCCGAGGATTGATTAAGACTTCGTTACTTTTGATGACTTCTACAGGCAACCAATGTTCCATGATGATGTTTGAATTCCTTCCTTTGAATTTTACAATAAGCATCATAGGGTCAGCTACAACATAGCTATCATTTGATACCTTGTAATAATTACAAATGATATCTTCTCCAGTCACCAATCTAAGAATCTTAACTTCATCTTCCATGCTTTAATTCTATCTTATAGATTTTAAAAGGAAACTTCTCTTCAGTATATATTTTGGATCTTTCCACAAAATGTTTGAGTGTGTGATTCATATATTTTTTATATCTTAAATCGTCCGCAATATCATACAGAGTAGCTCTGTCTTTTTCTGAACCTTTCCTCAATCCTCTTCCAATTGATTGGAGGTTTCTGACTCTACTTTTGGACGGAGAAGCGAATATAATGTTGTGAAGATTTCGTATATTAATTCCAGTAGAAAAAGTGCCGAAAGAAGCAATAACAATTGCGTCATTTTCTGTCTCCATTATTTTTCTTATTTCTTCTCTGTCGGAAGTGTCAGTTCCTCCATGTACAAAGAATACCTTTCTATTACCTATTTTTTCGGTATTCTGTATCATATTATACAGTATTTTACCATGTTTATCAACCATTTGGTACAGAATTAAAGTATTTTTCTTTAGACTTACCGCAAGGTTTTTAATGAATTTATTTCTTTCTTCATTGAGAATAAGATATTCAATTTCCTTTCTGTATTCGGATTTTTCCATTGCCTTGCAAACATCATCTGGGTGTTTTAACACCAAACATTTAATGTCGAACTCCGCAAGTTGACCTTTGTCAATTAGTTCTTTGGTTGTTGTGACTCTTTGTACAGGACCAAACAAACCTTCTAGAACAAGTTTGTGTGTTTTGGTTCCATCTAAAGTTCCTGTCAATCCAATTCTATACTTGGTGTTCGTGCATGAAGTTAGAATGTGGATCAATGATGTAGCTTTGAATAGATGAGCCTCATCTCCAATCACATAATCAAACTGTTCAAAATATTCGGATGGCATTTTATAGATGGATTGCCAAGTAGAAATAGTCAATTTCTTATTTGTGTGTTTCTCTTTGCCTTGATAGATCCGGTGAACGTTCTCACTTACATTGAAATCATTTTCTGATGAGTAATCAATGAAGTCGGAGAATAACTGTTCTACCAATGAAGTTGTAGGAACAACAATTAAACCTTTAAGGCCTTGATAATCCAATAACTGCCTAAACAACAAATAGATGATTAGTGATTTTCCTGATGCGGTAGGAGACAAAAGAAGAATTCTTCTGTTCTGCATTGAGTTTACAAATGCCTTTACTTGATGTTCCCTGACACCAATCGGTTTGCCTAGAGAGTGTAAGTTTAGACTCTTTGCAAATTTTTCACAATGATAGTTGCTATATTCATCCTGCAAATCTGGTCTGGTGTTATCATATTCATATGACAGTCCACGTTCATCACAAAACTGTTCAATATAATTTAACAGCCCGAGATAGATTGTCTGATTGTGTAGATTTACAAGACGAATCTTTCCGTCCCAAATTTTGTTCCTGAACGCCGGCGCGAATTGATGACCAGGAACAAAGAAAGTAAAGTATTCAGACAGTTCTTTTAGAACATATCTTTCACATATCAGTTTGGCATAAACTTCATTGTGTTTGGAGATAATTAGATCAGACGCCATTGATGAATTTTTCCCATGAAATAAAATCACGCAATTGGAATGTTCTACTCTTTAATTCTGAAAGTATAGCTTCAACAACAGATATGATTTCATCGTGAATGATTTTCTTTTTGAGAAGTGCAATTAAATCGGCATCACTCTCAAGATATAGATTAATATCAGACTTCAGAGTGAAAGGAAATGGTTCCCAACCAAGTTCATCCAACTCATCTTTGGACAATTTGCCTGTGTAATATTCCCACTTCTTTTTCTTTAATTGTAAATAGTCAAACTGTGCTTTTTTGGATGCCAGTTTACTTTTGGTTAGAACATTAAGATACTTGCTGTGTAATAGCGGTATCTTGATTATTTCCCTAGATGGTTCGGTCTGATCAATGACCGAATCTTTTTCCCAACTTTCCAATACTTTTTCGATAGTGTCCATAATTTACCATAATGTTGAATGTAATATTATATATTATGTGTCCAGGAAGTCAAAATATTTTACCGAGAATGTTGCGTCAGCTGTCATGATATGGTCCGCAGATAGAGTTGTGTCGAATTGTATATCAGACAGAGACACTGGAAAAAGTCCCACCAAATGTACCCTAAGAACAGGATTATTCAAATTCGACATAACGGTTAATACGGCGTCCGAGTATTGTGGAAAATTGGTTTGTTTGTATTGATTTTGCAGTGCCGTTTGTAGGTTTCTTTCATCAGTACCATGTGGTGATGCAATTGACATGAACCACTCATAGATATTTTTCCATGATTCCACACTTGAATCAATTAAGAACTTTATAGAAACTGGATTAAAAGTTAATTTATTTCCTGCGACATGATAGTCCAAAGCCGGGGAGGGAACTGTTATAGCGGGCAAAGAAATTCCTGGAATATTGACCTCTTGACACATATATGTCACATTGGGAATTCTATCAAATGTTAATATGAATTTTGTGGGTTGTAGAAACCCAGTATTTTCTGGTGTTCTTTCTAATACAGTCATTGTTGTCTCCGTATAATATGGTATTTAGGAGCAAAAAAAAGAGGCACCGAAGTGCCTCTCTTAGAATCCCTCTAACGGGGATTTTCATTACATAAGGTTCTTTACACCGAACAGACGGTAGTAAACGTTCTTGCCAGCATTCAACTTGCCTTGGCCAACGGTCAGACCTTCTGCGAATGGGTTTGCAACCATTCCGTAACGAGTCTTGAAACCAATCTTTGGTTGGAAAGTGAACTGGTCAACTGCACGAACCATCTGAAGAGGAACGTATGGGCAGTAGAACAGAC